ATGGCCGATTCCATAGGGATTCGTGGTCGCGCACATCATCCTGGGGACAGTTGGGCTACTCGAGCGCATGCACGAAAACATCCTCTTGTAGCAGACGTCATCTGCCCATGTTGTCAGCTCCTCCCATCCGATGAACGGGTACGCGTGGCCATGGTACTTGAAGTAGTCCTCGTGACGTTCCATGAAGGCAAAGATGAGAGTCTCTCCATCTGGGAAGGTCCATTCGTGTGACCCCTTGTTGTAGGTCGCAGTCGGGAACATTTCTGAAAACCAACGCAGCGATTTGCGGATTAGATCGCTCAGCTCCGGGAACGTGCGACGAAAGATGATGCCGCGCCATTCACGACCGTGCCCGCGTCCAACGTGCTGCGCGAACGACATGAGTAGGGTGTCCGTTTTCCCTGGCCCGCGATTCCCCTCTAGTAGTCGCTCCTCGATCTTCACTGGGCACGTGAGAAACGCCTGCTGACTGCCTGGTAGCGGCGCCCACACGACGCGCCTGCTATCACTGCCGACAAGTCGTGCGCAGACCCTTCCGTCTTGCTCGACCCACTCTACCGATCTGTTCTCCCGCGGAACAAAGACCGGAGAACTATTCATCGGAGCCGCCGACATCGATGACCGGCTTTCCGTTGGCAGACTTCCATTCTGCTACGTCATCGACACCAGGCTGCACGACCAGAACGCCATGCACATGCTCGTGGCTGCCGATGTTCACGTTGATGCGTGCCGGTCCCACGAATCCGTCAATCTCGAGCAGCGTTCGAAAGAACCGATGTGCTGCGTTCAGGTCTTTGCTCGCGATCGCCTTTTGCATGAGGATCTCTGCAGTGCGGATATGCCGAAGACGCCTTTTCTCATACTCGCCGTTCTCTTCGGCGTCGCGAGCCCACTGCTCCCTTACTCTACGGATCCAGTTGTGAGCAGACCGAATCGAGACGTTGTGCCGCTTCGATAACTTCTCTGCGATCTGGGTTGTCGGCACCGCCATCGCAAGAAGTTCCTCTGTCTCCTGCAGCCTGACGCTGCTGACAACCTTGTCCCCCGGATATTTCGGGACCTTAACCACGCCCGAGACCATCTCCAATATTTGCAGGGAATTGAACTATTCCCAGTCTCATGCATGGAGCAGCGGATCGCATGTTCTGCATTTCTCTCCCTGTTTGATTGTTACTCCGAGCCCATCTCTCTCAGCAGCTCATGCTTCATCATCTCGACCCCTCCCAGCACGCGCATCACGTCGAGCGTCTTCGAGTGTCGTACTGCAACACCTCCGTCACCGAGGTCTATCAGCACCATCACTCCGACAGCTCCGCTGGTCTTGATCTCGTCCAGCACTTCGACGATGGTCATGACCGCATCGAGCTGTGCCGCAGTATCGTCGTCGATGATATCTGGCACGCGGCGAAAGATTGGTGCCCCAGGCTCCATCTGTCCCATCGCAGAATTTAGATCAAAGCTCCGCGCATGCTTAGGGAACCCTTCGTCGTCCATGTTCTACGATTACAGCGTCTAGGCCAATTTGGCAAGCGCTGCAAGTTTTCCGGGGGTCGGTCCCGCTAGTTGATTTCGCCGCTGGCTGCCGATGACTGCTCGATGTATCGCTTGCAGTCACATCTGCAGACCATGCATGCGCCTCGAATATAGACACGCACTTTGCCGGGGAGTTCGTAGTAGCGGTGGCTCTCGTCGTCATGCCCGCACGCGCACTCGCGCTTGATTGATGCTCTCATGGTGCCTGCTCTCCGACTGCGGCAGCAGTTCTGCATCTTCGCCCGCACTGAGCTTCAAAGCCGCTCACAGCTACATCCGCCCGCCCTCGCTGGATGTCGGCATCCGGGTCGTCGTTGCCCATGATCATCCATCCACCAGCGTCGGCGTCTTTCCTGTTGCGTCCTTAAATCGTTGCAGTGCCACAGCGACGTATCCCGGGCTGAGCTCGATTGCGCGACACTTCCTGCCGAGCTGCTCGCATGCGATGATGGTTGTGCCTGAGCCAGAGAACGGCTCGTACAACGTGTCATCCCGCTCAAACGATAGACGCTCAATGAGCCACACCCAAAGCTTCGTCGGCTTCGGACATGGGTGGTCGATGTCGCCGGCGTTGGCCGGTGTGTTCATGTCCACCGCATCAGGCCTGCACCCATTGCCACTGGCAAGGCTAGGGTCTTTCCCGTAACACAAAAACGGCTGCCAACAGTTGAAACCCCACGACGATCGCAACTGGCCGCCGCCATAGAACCAGCACATTACCCATGATGCCTCTGGATAGACCCAAGCGTTCGTTACGCCGGGCGAGAAGCACACGACGGGCGCCACTTCGCGGGCGATGGGCAGCCACTTGCGCGCAAGGTTTTCGAGATTCGCTCTCGTGTCGCTGTATTCGTCGTATGCGTTCTTTCCGCTGGCCTTGTTGTCGCCGAGCCCGTATGGCGGGTCAGTGAGACACACCGCCGCATTCTCCCCAGCCATCACTCTGTCTACATCATCGCGCTTCGTCGAGTCGCCGCATAGCAGCCTGTGGTCTCCGAGCACCCACATCTGACCGGTTTCGACCTTCCACTCTTTCCGCAAATCATCAGCGCGGTCGACCTGCGGCTCTGCATCTACATCCTCGTTTGTCGGCAGAATGGCGGCAATGTCATCCAGGTCAAATCCCAGGTCTCCAAGCTCTGTCATCTGCCAATCGGCTGCCAGTATTTCCAGATCCCACTCTCCTGCCATGCCATCTGGCGCGTTGTCCACGAGAACGAATCGCCTGCGCTGCTCATCTGTCAGTCCATTGGCAGTCATCACCCACGCTGACGGCACGCTCTTCATGCCGAGTTTTTTGCACGCATGAAACCGCTGGTTCCCGCCGAGGATCATCCGGCTCTCGTCGATGATGATTGGTCGCAGCTCCATGAACGCAGGGTCTCGCTCGATGGATTCACACAACTTCTTGAGCGCGTCGGACGCGATCTTCCGTGGGTTGCGTTCGTTTGGCTTGAGCGTATGCAAAGCAATCGTTGTCGCTGCCAATGTATCCTGCTTTCTATTCCGCATCGTGGCCCACATTTCGTGCAGTGAGCCGCATGTTGAGACGAATCCTTGCCGTCATGGCTGCACCTTCAGAAACTCGACGACCCACACCCACGGGTTCGCCTCGGCCCTGATTGCGTCGACGAGCTCGCGTTTCGCGGGGCTCTCTAGGATGTCCCATGGTCTGTAGTCGGTCACTTACGTCCCATCTCCGGGCACCTGCGCCCAGACCTTGCCATCGAGCTCGGGGAGCGACACCTTTCGCCCGCCCTCGAGCTTCTGCTTGAAGAAAAACGGCGTGCTCGAGGCGACGCACTGATCACGCACCGATCGCACCCAGTCGAGATCCATATGGCGAGCTCCTGGGCCGGACTCAGCTCCTGCGATGACCCAATCGACTAGGCGGACATGGGAGGAGAGCAGTGCCTGTGGGTGTTTCGTGACCTTGGCACCGGCTATTCTTGCTGCCTCTGGTGACCGGAACTTTGACGGCCAGCGCTCGTGCACCGGCCATAGATATCGAGCGATGTCGATCGCCTCAAGCGCCGGCTCGTAGCTAACGAAGCGCTTGGCTGGCCAGGTCACCTCGAGGAGTAGCGGGATCCGCTCGTCTGCTCGCTTCTGATCTTCGGCGGTGACGCCAAGCCAGACGTTCTCCGGTGCGTTGGCGCACCACCAGTCTGGGACTAGAATTGCGTTCTCTGGCCGCTTGGTGAGCAGCAGCCAGTCGAGATGTGGAGTCTGCTCGGTCAGGATCCAAAGTCGGCGACGCGCCTCATCTTGCATCACAGACACTTCCGCATCTCGATGCACCTCGAAGACGTCCGCCATCGACGCCACGAAGACGCGATGCCGCTCGCCGGCTGCCTCAGCCTTACGATTCCACGAGAGCGGCTTGCTCCAGTGTGCATCGCTCATGAACTTGCGTGGCGCCGTCGGTCCCCAGTGCGGATACTTGGCGTTGTAGCGCCTGTCGAGCGTCTCGGCGTAGCAGTTCTCGCAGCCCGGGGAAACGCGTGTGCAGCCCCACCACGGGTTGAACGTGTGGTGTGTCCATTCAATTTTCGAGTTCTGCCCCATCAGATCATCACCTCGGCGGCCATTTTATCGCTCCCTAGAGAAGATGTTATCTTCTTCGTGCTCAAAGATCGTCACTGCGCGTATCGCAAGCTCGCGAGAGATGGCTAGCTCATCACCGATGAGGCTGCTGAGGATACCAGCAGCATCATCCCTGATCGTCATCGGTCCGACCTCCCGGTCACGCACCCGAGACAGAACGCAACGACCGACGAGACCAGCACCACGATGCACCCGAGCCCGGTCATAGGCCGTCCATCGAGACGAGGTCACGCGCACGCTCGAGCCGCTTGTGGATGACCGACGGCGAGCGCCCATACTTCGCGGCGAGGTCTCGCAGGGTCGCGCCTGCGCGATACTCGTGGAGCGTCGCGCGCAGGACGGTCTCTGTGAGGATGTGGTGCGGCTTGCGTGGCCGCCCCATGGCGTTTCGTTGTTTCATCAATCTGAGTCTCCTTGCTCCCCATTCGGTCCGCTGCACGAACTCATGCTCTCTGTTCTCCGAACAGACTGCCTTGGCGGGGCGCCTGACAAGCAGGAGAGAACCAGATGCGCTCCCGCTTCCCGTTCCCGCTACGCTGCGCTGCCTGCGCGCCAAAGCCCTCGCCGGCCGACCATTCGTACACCGACCAGTTCCCAGGCATCTCGTGCTCCCCCCTGTAGCCGCAGAGCGCGATACGGAGAAGTTTGTTCTCCCCGTTTTCAACTGCCCACGCGCGGACGTCGTGCGCCACGCTCTCACTGTCCGTGCGATAGAGGTCGCTCGTGCGATCTGCGGTGTCGGCATATGGCGGATCCAGAAACACCCCGGTCAACCCGTGCTTGAATGTGACGCTCGGCCCGCAGACACGCGACCAGTCGCCAGAGCACACGCGCACACGCGCGAGCCTCTCAGCGAGCGCGCTGAACCATGGCAACAAACGCGCTTGCGTTTCCTCGCCCCGCCCGTTGTCGCCGAGGTGGACGAGCTGGCGGTTCACGCCCCGCCCGTTGTCGCCGAGGTGGACGAGCTGGCGGTTCACGCCCTGCCCGTTGTTGCCGAGGTGGACGAGCTGGCGGTCTTCGTTCACCCACCACGGGCCAGTCCCGGAACAGAAGCCGGAGCCGATCCAGCACGCGAGCCCCCACACCCAATAGCCTGCGATCTGCGCGTCGAAGAAGTCTGGGTCGCCGTCGAGTCTGGATTGCAACGTCTCACGTTTCTGCAGGAGCCAGACGTGGCGTGCGTGCAGGTCGTTCTCGTTGACTGGATTGTCGGCATGTTTTGCCACTCCTTCCGGCGCGCGCTTGACCGCTCGCCAGAAATTGGCGACGTAACCGTCAAGGTCATTGATCGTCTCGTTGCCGTTGAATGGCGACGGGCGATTTAGCAGGACCGCACCACTGCCAAAGAATGGCTCCACGTAGTTGACGACGCGACCGAAGCGTTGCCAAACGGCATTTGCGACCTTGCGCTTGCCACCGAACCACGGAAACGGCGCGGGCAGACCACTCCGGGGCTCGCTCATGGACTCACCGTCCTGTTAACCGGCTCTGAGTCTCCTTGCTCGAGCGCCTCTTTCCACCAGCGGGTGTACACCTCCGCCTTCGCCGCATCTTCGGCGGCTGCCCCCTTCTTGCCTGCTCGCCACAAATACTTGAGGGCGGAGAGCCGGCAAAAGCCGGCGAACTCTGCTGCGCTTGAGATCTGTCTCATCGCATCGATGCACTCGATCTCTCCGTCGGCGTAGTGCGATGGATGGTGGACGGCGTCGTCGTGGGGTGTCTTATTCACTGACAGAAGCTCCTCGGCGAGGACATCTCTAGCGCCTCATCTCTGCGGTCTCGCTCCACGTCGAACGTCGCCCGCTCCCTCGCCCACATCTGGTCGCGCGCCGCCGCTTCGCGGAACTCATCGGCTAGGACGATGACGCGATATGCGAGCGCATCTCTGCGGCGCCGTGCATCTGGACCCGTGCATCTGGACCCGTGCACGTCCGCGGCGCACCGGTGACGTCATCGCTATTCCACTGCTTTTGAGCTGCCTTCGCAGACAATCGGCTGTGATAACTCATGGTGATTTGATCTCCGGCAGGCCCAGCGCGGCCAGCTCCTCGCGTGCTACCTGGCATATTTTCTTCAGCACAGGAACTAGATCGGCTTGTATGACTTCGGCCGGCATGTCGATGCTGCATCGCCATGAGCTATGCCGACGATCTGTGAGATACAGCGATACCGTGCCGGCCTCTTTCTTGTGCCGCGCCCACGACCGAATCATTGAATCTGCGGAGTCGATAGTCTCGCGCAGCACCTTGGCCCGTCGAGCTGTCTCCTTGAGCGCATGTTCTTCTTTTCGGTTCATGGATGCCCCCCCTGGCACGCGTTGCTGTTCTTCGGATGGCCGCAGTAGGAACATCGCAATGTCTGCTCCTGGCCGTTGGTGCGCCAAAACGGAATCGCGATCTTCCCCTGTTCGATACGGTCGGCGACAGCATCGCAGGTTCGCGACAACTCCTTGCAATCACAGCGCGTCCGTCCCCAGGACACAACGCCATAGTGACCATCATCGTCGATCGCGATGAGCACGACGCCGCGCAGCCGCAGGTACTTGCGTAGGTTGCGTAGGGCCGAGAGGGTCGCCTTACCGTCGATCATTGATCACCGTCTAGCGCTTCAAAATCTTCGGAGATAATCCCGATGCGATTTAGTCCTCGCATGGAAACTGCGGCGACTCTCTCTGACCACGGTTTCCGCAAGTCGCCGGCCGAATCCAGCTCGAAGCAGTTGGGGTGCCAAACCATGCGTTCACGTTGCGTCAGGTTCATCCGCTGGACGTTCTCTACTGCCGACACGCCATGCCCGCACCATGCGCACGGGAGCGTTCCGGAAATGCTCATGGGCACATCCGTGGCATTGTGTCCATCCCACGCTCCGGCAGAAAACCAAGCA